CATCACCCGGCTTTGCAAAGGACCTTCCTCCCCGGGAAGCCCTTACCAGCTTTGCGCTTCTTCTAACGAAGCACTTCTCCGCCTCTACCCAGAGGAGTGTAGAGGTGCTGTAGAGGAGCGTCTTAACGCACTGTTAAATTGGGACTCCACCCAAAATTTAACAGCTATTCAAATGGTGGAGAAAGGATTGTGTGATCCTGTGAAAGTATTCGTAAAGAATGAAGCCCACACAATTAAAAAGTTACAGGACGGTCGTCTCCGTATCATTTGTAGCGTAGGATTTGTAGATAATGTAATTGCAAAGTACCTTTTCGCTCTCCAGAATGACACAGAGATTAATACGTATCAAACCATTCCCAGCCAGCCTGGCATAGGAATGCACGATGACTCATTACAGGATTTTAGTGATGTTGTTGTCGAAGCCACATCACGGTTTGATATAGCGTCATCCGATATCCAAGCATGGGATTGGAGTATGTCAGAGGACAACTTCAACCAAGACTTGGAAAGACGCGCCTTCCTCAATAACGGCCACCACACATCATGGTATAAGATAGCTAAGGCTCATTACCGTGTGATGTCTCTAAAAGTATTTATGCTTTCCAATGGAGAAATGTGGTCGCAATTGGAACGAGGAGTGATGCCATCGGGATGGTATAACACTTCTAGCACAAATTCATTCGTAAGATGCCTTGACTCATACTGGGTTCAAATCCAGTCTGATGTCAGAGACCCCTGGGCTAAATCCATGGGCGATGACTGTCTCGAAAGAGCAGTCGATCCAGCTAATGCTCAAAGGCTCTATAAGCAACTCAATAAAACATGCAAGATGTATGACCTCGTGAGAGGACAATTTGAGTTTTGCTCACACGTTTGGACAATCGGTGATCCGTTAGGTGTTCCCCAGAACCTAATGAAGATGCTTCTAAACCTGCTTATGCAGCGTCCAAAGACCCTTCTAGAACAGAATGAGTTATATACTCAGTTCGAGGACAATATCCGAAATGTGCCAATACCCCAGCGTACCCGCCTCTTGGAGGTGGTTTACGAGTCCGGGTGGTTTGTAACTGAATTCCCTTAAATTTTGTATAAAATTTGAGGGTTTCCCCTATGCGAAATGACAAGTCTAGCCGTCTTGTCTGGGTAGCGGCTTCTCTGTAGCCG